CCAGACATAATAGTATTATTTTTAGTATCTAACCATGACACAGAATCAGTGATAAATTGAGATGTATATAAGTTGACGTTCATTATATTTAATATAGTAACCCCATTATTTTTATTAGGGTTTAATAGAAATATTAATTCTATCGGTATATAGTATATTTATGTCTGCCTTATTAAGTTTAAATCCCATACCTCTTATTTCTTGGAAAGGAAATACATTTAACCAAATTAGTTCTTCTATACAAAAAAATGGACAAATATCGAATGGTGAAAATATATTTTTGAAAGCAAAACCTTTAAAACACTATAGACGTGAAATAGCGAGTATTGATAATTCAAATTGCAGTTCAAAATCCTCAATAAAGATTGACATAGTAAATCGTCCAAGTGGAACAATAATTAATTCTACAGCCACAAATATAGGTGGTTTAGAGAATTTAATAGACATAACTTTACCAAATAATACATGCGAAACATATGAAAATTGTAGTGTAGTATTATCTCCTGCAGAAAATGCACGAAACCGTGTTCGTAGCAGTGGAATGATAAAACGAAAATTTATTGATGGTACGTTAAATGACCGTTATTACACAACTTCATCTCAATATTTATCAAGTCGTAACCGCACATTCGCTCAAAACCAATATAATTATATAAGACAAGGTGATTCTACTGCAAAACCAGGTACAAGTTTAGCATCTGCTAATGTATATACAGCACAAGGCCTCAACCAATGCCAAAAATATCATGTAGTAGATGGTGCTTCATTCAAATATAAATGGATAGATGATAATGAATATGATGTGGCAATACCAGCTGGATATTATGCATTAGAAGATATAAATCGTATATTTAAACAAGTAATGTTTACAAATTTACATTACTTAATCAAAGACCAAACTGGTAATACAGATGAATATTATAGTTCTAATATCTCATATGCAATGCAATTTGCATATAATAATAATAGTAATGTAATTGAATTACAATCCTATCGTATAGATGAGGATGCTTTTCCAACAGCCAGTTATACAATTCCAACTGACACAAATAGTGTAGTTGCTTGGGCAATGGATGCAACAGCGGGAACATATCCCCAATTTATCATAGAAGATAATGTATTTAAAAATGCAGTAGGATTTACACCTGCTACTTATCCTGCTGATAATACAACAAGTGCTGACCCACATAAAGTATCTTTATCAACAGCTACTCCAGGTATAAAACCATTATATGTAAAATTATACTACAAGCCAAACAATCCTCAATTCGCTCAACAAGGGGGTGTATCTGCAAGTGATTTAATTACACGAAAGAAATACAATTCTATCACTAATTCAACAGCATCGTATCGTAATGCAGCTGGTCTGGGTTCATCTGTAGCAAATGCACTTGCATATGGTGTACCTTCACCAGGTTATACTGTAAAGGATAAATTAGGATATCCTATGAAGAAAACACCTACTTTTCCAAAATACTCAACTGAAATGAAAGAATGTACTGTAACGAAGTTTGCCAATGCAATATAAATACCACAGATATAAATAATTGATGCTTTCATAATATAAAGCATCAATCTATTATACACCGATAAATCAATTAAGACGAACACAAAGTGTGTGAACTTAAATGTTCAAAGGTGTAAACAGTATAAAAAATTATGATAAAAAAATATTAACAGGGTTTGTTGTAAAATTATTATGTTGTATTCCAAGTTTTGTGCATAATAAAATAGATTTCTGTATATTAGTATTTACCAAAGAATCTATTTTTTCTTGATTATATTGATTATCAATCAACAATAATGTAGCATGGATATTTTCAAGTTGTTGTTGTCCAAGAATAGCATTATATTCTTCAACCTTTGAAACAAACGATAATGGAATAGAACAATTTAAAAATCGGTGAACATATGGTTGGTTAGTTATATTTGTAGGACTTGATACCATTTTGGTAAAAGCACGTATAATAAAAGGAAAAAATCGTTCACAAGAAGGCAATAGAAAATCTTTACATATAATGTATTTTTCAGAATTGGCATAACGACTTGTATGAGGTTTTGTTATAAAGACTTTATTATAGAAAGAAGATAATATACATAATATATCTGTAGTATGTTGCATAAAACAATCAAAAATTTTTAATATAAATGTTCCATGTTGTTTTTGCATAGTTAATGCAAAACAAGTTTGAGCAAATAAAAGCTTTGCTATAGAAATTTCTTGGTTATTAAAATCTGTAGAAAAATCAAAACCACCATCTGCTGTAATTAAATCAACCGACGAACCATATAATTCTTTACATCCAATCAAATTAGGTAATGATAAGATATTACCTGTTTTATCATTTCCAGTTTCTATATATACATTAGGATTTTGTTTTAAAAAAGATTCAGCTTTTTTCCAACCAGGTATATTTGGATCATTGACTTCATCTTGTAATGTCATACCAATGTAACGGTCATTTTTATTTTTGCGAATCATACAAATCGCTTCAATAAATCCACCTGGACCTTCGGCCAAATGAAATGTAGTAATTGGATTTATAGACTGAGATAATTGGAATGTATGAATAAGTTCAATCATTTTAAAAAATGAACGAGATAATGGTTTATATTTAGCTATACTCTTTTTCTTATACGGTATTACTGTATGAATATATTCGTAAGGATTTGTATATTTTTTATATGTATCCCATTGTGAATCTCTTTCTTCAATCTTTTTTTTTATTTCATATAAATAATCAGATAATGAATTCGAAACAGCTGGTTCAGGGCAACTATCATTTGCAATATAAGTAATATGTTTATGAATTAAAAAAGAATTTTTAGGTAATATATAAAAAGACATTGTGATAATATAAATAGTATACAAATATTTATATTGTTTTCAAGTAATGTAATGCAAAATTATTATTCAACTTTACCTACTATTTTCAACTTAGGTTTGGAACTAATGGTAGAAGATGGTGTTTCTTCGTCTTGTTCCACTGAAAATTGTTTTAGTACTATTTTTTTTTTAGTTTTTTTAGCGATAGGTTTTACTTCTACTGGTGTTTTTTCTTCTACTAATATTTTTTCTTGAGTATTTTCAGTATCTTCTTTATTAACTATATCTATTTGTTTTTCAATAATTTCACCAATTTGTTTTGCATCTACACTACGAACTTTTTTAAATACAAAATAACGATTCATAAAGGATATTTGTTTTTCCTCAACCGATATATTTGGTGCATATCTATAATTAGGTTTTACATTTGGTCGCATAACAATTTCTTGTTCCATTTGTGTAAACATTTCATCAAATAATCCAGTACTATTAGGTAAATTCATATGGGTTGCTTCATCCTGTGTAATTAACACAAAACCATAGTCTTCCATTATTCTGGTTAAATATGTAAAATTTACCAAATATTCACGGAATACTTTTTCTTTGTTGATACTTTCCTGATAAATATCAATTCCATACCCTAAACTTAATTCATCATCAGGAAATCCAGTTTTATCATATTGTTTTATAATTTCATATATTTTCTCTCCGCCTTTTAAAATAGTGATACTTTCTTCCTTTTCTTTATTTCTAAGTAAATTAAATACAGTTTCGCCATCATAACAAGTTCCAATATAGTATCCATTAACCTTTGTACATTCTGATAAGTTTCGTAAGAAACTATGAACAGTTTTGTTATCTTCAAAGAAATAATGCATTGCAAATTGACATGAACTAATATTAAACCCAGAACTTCCTATACCATAATTTTTATATACACCTTTACCTAATATAGTTGCATCTTTTGGACCTGTACCAAATACAGCACTTATTATTTGCTTATCTTTTTGACTTGTATTAATATCTTCATTTGTTATTATATTTTTTCCACTATCACTCTTTATAAATAAAGCATCGGGATATTGTTTATTCTTTTTCTTTTCTTGTATATATCGTGCACATATACCATTATTAGCATTATGAATATTATCGTAAGCATAATCAATACCAAATACAAATTTTAATTTCGCATATTTCCATTTCGCCAAATCACCACCAAGCCCACATGCATAATCAATTAATGTATCATCACGATTAGACACTGCAGATATTAGTTTAGATTTTACATATCTATTATGAAAATCACGTAATGGTTGAGTAGTAGTTTCTTCATTCGTTTGACTATAATATACATCATCATTATCAACTGCTCTTTCTGCAATATTTTCACCAGTAGTAATCATTTCTTCGGTAATTGGATTATGAATAGATTGCCAATTACTATTAGCTACATGATATGGATTTCCATAATTTTTTGTAACACCACCTAATAATTCTGCTGTTTTATCATATCTAACCTTAATTGGTACCCATTTCCATGTTGATTTATTTGTAATTACATATTTAAATTCTACAATCATATTCTCTGTAAATATATCACCTTCTTCTGTTTGCATTATATGTTTTCCATTTTTTTCAACTAACATAATATTAGTTAGATGTGCATATGGGTCACGCGGTTCTGTGGGATGAAATGGAACAGGCTTATACTCTTCTTCACTAACATTATCACCAACACCAGATATCATATCGTCCAAAATACTTTGATACGCATTCATAATACTATGTACTTTTTCGGTATATCCTGTCATTAATATCAATGTTTTGTATTGTGATATTGTTTTTACATTATCCAATTGTTTACCATCTTGAAATATATGATGTATTTCATCTCTTTTTGCTTCATTTTTTTTTACAGACACCAAAAAGTCAATTGTATTATGTTCAGCTGGTTTCCATTTAAATGAAGATTCCCATGTTTTTTTTATTTTAGATTTTTCACCAACTGAATTAGCACCTACTGCCAAGTAAGCTGGTGTAAAAATTAAACCATCTGTATTATATTCAAATATACCATCATTTTTATTTGATAATATGGTAGAGCAACCATCGAATATAGTGTTTTTTGCGGTATCATAATAAAATGATTTACATTGAATATGAAAACCACAGGGTATTTTTTTGGAATGAACTTCTTTCGTACCCTTTTCTAATATAGAAATTGGATTTAAAACATTCACAAATTTATATAACAAAGCTAAACGATGGTCTAACTCTACCCCGGATTCTTCACCTTGGGATAAGAATGGCAAATCTCTTACCGATTTTTCATGAACATAGTATATATCAAATGCTGCATACAAATTTATAAATTTACCATGTTTATCATATTTAATTAATTCGCCATCTAAAATACTATTAAACGTGGTCTTCTCTGTTGTTTTTGTTCCAGTGAATGTTACATTCATATTGGTATCAATTAAATAAATATTACCATCTTCAGTTATATATAATAAATTTCTATCACCATCTGCTTTATCAGTTACTGTATAATGTTTACGAATATTAGGACTTAGACTATTGGTATTTTCTACCGTATCTGTTATATGTTCCATTTGTAATGTTATCGAACCAGGGCCAATAAAATGTGATGGTTTTATCCACCTCTTAATTTCCATATTTTTTTTATTTACATCATCTTCTGGTAATAATAATCGCATATATGATTGACAAATATTATCACGTACTTTGTATGATATTGGAAACCGAGTGTTTTGAATACCACAAAGTACTATACGAATCGATTTTCGTAATGCAGTCATTAATTTTTTTATATTGTCATGTTCTGTTCCAAAACCAACGCGATAATTATCTATTTCTAATTCTACTTCATATTGTTCTACATTATTAAAAAGATTAGATTCTTGTATTGTATATTTGGGTATTAATATTGGTTGATTATCCCTATCTAATGTAAAATCCGATGTTTTTATAACTGTCAAGTCGGCAAATATTGGTAATTCTGGATGACGAAACCTCACGCGATTCATAGAACGAAATGTTTTTAAGGAATCATTCCATGTTTGCAGTGTTTTACGACAAAATGGTGCATTTACCATAAAGTCTTGTTCCGTTTGGTAAGACACCTTAAAATTAAAATCAGGTACTCTTACTTTATTAATATATTCACCAGAACTTTTTGTTGCAGTCTGTTTTTGTGTGAACTTAAGTTTATTAAATAGAGTAGATGGCATATCTATTAGTTTTTGCATACTATTTGTACGACAATATTCCTGAATTAAATCCAAACCAGTTATTTCTGCTCTTAAATTAGAGGTTTTTTGTATACCGTCCTTGTTAATATACTGATTTTGTATACGTAACATGTGTATTCCATCATCTATTTCAGGAACAAACCCGTTTGCATATAATTGTTTTACTACATTATCATAGTCTATTTTGGAAAGTGGCTTTGAATGTTTTAGATCTGTATTAAACCTAATTTCAAGTTCACTTATTTTACCATTTGTACTCAACATTGGATTACTGTCTAAATAGTATTGAACTATTTGTTCAAACTCTTCCTTTTGTTGATGTGAGGGTTTATGTAGATATTGTTTGGGGTTCTGATGCTGTGAATCCATTTTTTGCATAGTTTTCCCAGACATTATAATATATTGTATATAAATATAACATATATTATTTCTATTTCAATTTTCTAACAGTATTTATCTTGATATTATATTGTAAATCCTGTTACAAACTCTCTTAGTAAGTTGTATAAATCTGTCTTTTTATATTTTTCGGTATTTTTGTACATTCCAAATTGTTTTACATATTGTTCTAACTTATCCACCTTGTACGACCCTATTGATTTTATTGGTTTCTCATTATTTTCTATCAAATAACTTGTGTTACGAATATCCGCAATTTCAAACTCCAAAAGCGGATCTATTTGCATACTATAATAATTTTTATCGTTTTTATAAAATAAATATGTTTTGGCATCATCTGTCGCATTTGTAATAAATTCAAATCGCAAATTTTTTGCATCATTCATAATAATTATGTTTATATTGTAATAGACAGTTATAGAGATAAGACATAAAATATCCGTTTTATATGGATTTGTCATCAAATCTGATAATATTTCTGATACATTAGCCTTTGTTGTTTTATGATTTGAATTTTTTATTTTTGATGGATTAGATGTAATTTTCTTGGATAATTCTTGTTTCCATTCTATTTCACGAGTATTATGATTATTACGAATTACATTATATTCTTTATATTCATGAATCGCTATGTAAATACACCAAAATAATGAATCTCGTTGAGATGGTGATATAATATTTTTTTCTATTGATTTCGTTTCTTGTATATTTTCATTTGTTGTTGTACTAATATCTGTTAAATCAACTGATGTATTTGCATCGTTTCTACATTCTTTATTATTAATTGTTAACATATAAGGAGTTAAATGACATATCAATTCATCTATATTTTGCCCGATACATACATTGTTATTTACTTGAAACATTTTATTGTATATAGTACTTGTCATTACCGGGTTACTTCGCTATAAGATAATGTAATGTTATCTTTATCTTCTTTATTATTAAATAATGCTGTCTTGAATTCTTCTTTCTGGTATTCTGTTGTTTTTAGAGTTTCTTCTTGTTGTTTTGTATATTCTATATATTTTTGGAGTTCTTCAATTACTTCATTAGTTATATAAGTTAAATTTATATATACTCCACTTTTATTTTCATTTAGTTTACATAAGTTCTTTGATAAAATACGCAACACTTCTATTTGATGATGTTTATTCATTTGTTCAATAGACATTTTTAGCGTTTCTAATAATTCAGTATTATCCATCATTTATATAAATATATATATTGGTTTTATATAGATTTGATTAATACTTAATCATATGACATATAATTCAGCAAATAATAAATTTAAATATACGCTTACTAATAATACCAGTTATACCGTTGAACAATTAGACCATGATATCATTTTAGATTCATTTAATAGATGGGATAGTCTTGTTACAGTTGATAGTCGTCACGGTTCTTCATATCAAATTACAATTAATATTACGATTGACCCTTTAGGTATTAGTATTTTGGGTGGAGCATGGATTGAGTATGTAAATAAACTTACAACGGGAGGTACAACAGGTTCGTTTGGTGATATTGTTCCTTATGTTGGAAATATAACTATTAATAGTAGTAAAATGTATACATTAAAAACTACAAATCATAATGGCGGAAAAAGTAGTTTGTATCATGTATTATTACATGAAATTGGACATATTTTAGGTATTGGTACATTATGGTGGGATGGCGATGAAATAAGAACTGGATCTCCATTAACAAGTTACGATGATAATGGTACTACCAAATATTATTATACAGGTACTAATGCATTACGTGAATATAAATCTTATTTTGCATACTATAATGGGTCTTATAATGATTCATTTGTTGGAATACCTATTGAAGATAATGGTGGTTCTGGTACTGCTGAAGGTCATGCTGAAGAAGGGGTTTCACCAGTTTCATCGGATAACCGATATATAAATGGAATATTTCATCCAGGATTAGGTACAGAATTAATGTCAGGATGGTTGGATGAGGCTCCCGCTTCTGCACCACTTAGTAAAATTACCTTGGGATTCTTAGAAGATATGGGATATACAGTAAATTATAATCTCGCTGATTTATATATAATGTCTTGGCCTTCAACTACAGATGCTAATAATTTAGAACAAACCTTTATTCAAGGGTTTTTAGATATAAGTGGCGGTGATATTATTAACCGTAAAGGAGATTTATCTATATTAGATGGTACAATGGATGTAAATGGAGATGTTTCGTTTAATTCAAAATTATCCGTCGGCGGAGATGTTTCATTCAATAATAGAGTTGATATTTTTGGCAATTTGTATACACAGAAGGTAACAATCAATGCCAGCGATGACCCTGAAGATAGTGACCCATCATTAAAAGTATTTGGTGATATTGATTTCACAGGTAACCTTTTAAACGATGGTAATCAATTTGTTGGTGGAGCTACCGACCTTAATGGACTTTCTGATGTTAAAGTGGGAGGTGATAATTTCACGAATGGTTTATTAATCGGTACTACCCATACCGGTGAACTGAATACCGCTAATAATAACATTGGTGTTGGAAAAGATGCATTGTATCATATTACGGAAGGTGATGCTAATGTGAGTGTGGGGGGTATGTCACTTTATAGACTTACTGGCGGAAGTAGTAATACTGCAATTGGATATAATGCAGGTCCTTATGTCTCCGGAAATTCAAATACTGTATCTATAGGTACCAACGCCGGTGCCATTTCCACTGGTGGAAATAATACTTTTATAGGTGCCTATGCAGATGTAGATATTGCCTATGCAGATGATACTGGTGTAACTGATTTAAGCAATTCAGTAGCCATTGGATATAACGCAAAAATAACAGAAAGTAACCAAATTATGTTGGGTACTGCAAATGAAACAGTAGTTGCACCTGGACGAGTTGATATTTGTGGTAATTTGTATGCACAATATGATGACCAAAATCCTACCATTCCACAAGGTGCTATTATTGGTGGAATCGGTGGTGGCACTGAATTTCCACATATCACAATCAATCCCATTGATGTATCTGTATCTGTTAATGGTATCCAAGCACTTAACGAATACTTGACATTTACAATTCCTCACACAATGACAGCATTGAAATATTTTTGTACATCACACGCAGCTATGATTGGAGATTTTGATATTGGAGAATATTCAGCCACGGAAACAGATAAAACATATTATGTTAGAATGGCGGCTTCAAATGCTGACCCCTATTATATATTCAGTGATACTCCTAATGGTACAGCATTAAATGATACAGCAGCAGCTGGTAGTGGTACACAATTAACTTTATACAAAGGAAATACATATAAATTCATTATGACAGAAACAACTACTCATCCATTTATAGTCGGTGATAGTGCTGATCCAGATTTAACTACTGGTATAAAATTAGAAAGTACTGGTACTGGTGGAGCAACAACATCCACATATAGAGAGCCTTATCCATTACATATTAATGGCACAGCAAATATAGAAAAGAATTTAAATGTTGCCAAAAAATTAACAGTATCTGGTCCAATTATACAATGGTAATTACAACACAATAAAAAATTATTTACACTATAAATAATTTTTATAATTAGTTTAATCTTCATAAATAGATAATGGCGGTAAAGACCCACCAGTTTTTTCGTTTCCATCTTTCGGCGGTCTTGGTTCAGTCAATTTTGCAATAGCACAAATGTAAGGGTCATTTAATTCAAAACGCGTACCAATAACATTTACTAATATTTTTTCATTTTCAGTAACATTTGCAAATTTTGTGTTTGTAAAATGATGGTCACGTGCAATAAATACAGTGACAGGAACCGACCCATCTTCGTCAATTACCTCAGCATGAATACCCGCTTTTGTAATTGTTTTTGCTACACAATTCATCAACATACCTTCGACTGGATGACATACCATGCATTCAAATACAACCTGAAATTCAACTTTGTCACCACGAATTGAACCACTTGAATAATTTATGATACGAATAGAATTTGGTTTTAATATACCTTCGGCAATACATTTACCAGTTGTTTGATATAGAATTTCTGTTTCAAGATTTTTCTTCACATTTTTACCAACTTCTGTAATCATAAGATATACTTTCTGTGTTAAAACAGATGAATTATATACACCGTGTATTTTTTCAGTAGTTGATGGTTTATTCATATTACTATAATGTCACAAAATATATTTCTATGTTATTTACAGAAATATATAATCAATTTTTTAAAAATTATATTTTGGGTATATCATTAGCTAATGTTTGTTCAAGGTCAAAGAACCACATTTTATTTTTATTATGGGGAGACTCATTAAAATATCGCATAATCATTTCCAACATTACACATATACCTTTTCTCATAATATTTTTAGCATTTGTATTTAGATTATACGTAATATGACCGCCTTTATCTTCGCGTATGGGGTATGGATTTTTAGCTAAAACCTTATTATTTAAAAATTTGATAATTTCATTTTTGCCCATAACATTACATTTAAATCCCTTATTATTAGACGTTTTCGTTGTAATATCCTTTAATTTAAACTCAATCGTATTCTTCTTAAATAAGTGCATAAATCCAATAAAATCTTGCATTTGTTCTTTAGTTATGGAATATTTACTTTGTAATTGTTCAGTAAAACTACGTGAAACAGTTAAACTTGCCTTTTTCCAATTACGTGTTTCTTGAACCTGTACATACAAATCAATATGTTTTGCAGAAGCGAGTGCAATACCCCGTTTGAAACCATTAATATCATCTTTTATCATTATTTTTTCATCAAAATAGGATGTTACATATTTTGCAATATTCTTATGTACAATATCATTGGGCAATACATCTATCAAATTAGAATTCTCTATTTCATATAAATGAAACAATATTGTTAATTTATCTTCAATGTCTTGTGTATCTAACCAATGATAAATTGTATATTTATCTATTAAATCAACTGATATATTGATATTATCATGTAATTCATTATAAATATAACCTAAATGTTTATACCAATCACTTTCAGCAGTATCCATAATAATTTTGTTATTAAAATTCGTCTTTTCATCTTGTACAACCGTTAATGAATAATCCAATTTTTTTAATAATAATTCAAAAGAATTTTGTATTTTTTGTATAGCAATTGTAGGGGATGATTTTTTTTCTATAACTTTGTTTGAAATCTTTATATCGTCATTGACCTTTTCCTTAGGGAGTTCCATATACATTTCAGTTGGTTTAAATTCAACAGGTACACTTCTATCTAATATTGATGAATGATTATCGCTTATTTCGACTGGTTGATACCCATAATAATCACCTGAATTTATCAAATTCCCCTTTCTACCGTATTTATCTATAATATAATTGTATTGGTTCTCAATAAACATAGATAATACATAATCTATTTGCTCGGTTGGGTATGGATTTGCGATTTGAATAGATGCAATAAGTTGTTCGCGTTTATAAAATGGCTGTTCCTTAAATAAATCACGGATTCGTTTTGAAATACCCAGATAATTCATCTTTACATAGTGTTCATTATAAGTTATTTTGTTAATGTCTTCCTTTGTTATTTCTGTATTTGGAGAACATACAAAGTCACAATTCATATAATCACAAATACTGCTACCAGATTTGTCACCAATTTTATAATCTATTTCTTGATTACTTGATAATTTCAATTGAATCGTTTGATTTTCTGCAAGTGTATTTAATTTTTCTACGGTTAACTCTGTTTGGCCTATATTCAATATACAATCAACCGCGGTTTCTTTCAAAATTCTGGTAATTTTACCAATTTGTATAGCTTTTTTCTCTGCATAACGATATACATATAAATCGGCGGTTTCTGTATCATCCACTGCATTTGTTGCATGTAAATATATTTCTACATTGCGTTCTTCAAATGGTAACATACAATGACTTAAATTACGTACACCACGTCCGAGTATTTGTTCTATACGATTCATATTATACCAAGGTTCTAACATATGTAGTTGACGAATATTTTTAAAGTCTAATCCCTCAGCGGCTGCTTTGGTTATTAATACTACTCTAACAAGTTCTCCATTTTTATTCTCTGGACTGGTTATATATTTCAAATCAGCAAGATTATTTGGCGAAAATGATTTATCTCCTGTAATCATTACATATTTGGCTGGATGATAATTCTTTTTGTCACTTTCTTCCATTTCATCAATAGGTTTCAATGTAGTTGCATCAACAGGATTCGTAGGTGGTTCCTCAAACAAAGATTTTGTATGGCTTGCGAATCCATATCGAGTAAATCCCATCTCTTCTAATGCAAGTGCTATTGGAACAACTCCTCCATCTATAAATTGAGAATATATCATTATAATTCCAGTTGAGTTCTCTATTGATTTACATATGCTTGATATCTTACCGCTATATTTTCCAATATTATCCGGATGGAATATATTACCAAATTTATCCAATATTTCAGGTTTATATTTGAAATTATGACGAAGTTCAAACGGGGTTCTCGTTGTCTCATAAGAAACAATATGAGATAATCCAGTTTTACCAATCATATTATTTATAATTCTCTTATTTGTCTGGGTGGTTTCTAAATCGGTTGGTTTCGCTACTGCATCATTTTCATTTTCATTTTCATTTTGTAAAGAAGGTTGAGATACTACAAACTCTGGATTTGGAAAAATAATATTTAAAGATTGTAAGGGTTCTCTTAAATAAGTATACCCAAATGATTCCATGTTCTCAAATGAAGGCATTTCTTTAACATTTCCATAAGCATCTTTAACAGATATTGATGTTTCTAATAAATGTTTAAGAATAAATTGGTACGCATTGTTTTGGTATTCACCAATTACATTCATATATAAAGGTGTTTTACTCGGTTTATCGTCAATTGGCTTGTTATTCATTTGAGTTGATGGATAATTATCATATTGAATCATTCGTCCAATAGAAAAATCATTAGGATAAATACGATACGGAAATGTATACGGATTTTCCCCTCTAACATACGAGATATATCCCGTTAATTTACGTCGTAATAATTCTTCTCCTCCTTCAATAACAGTCCCGTCTTCCAGTGTTTTTGGTTCTACCATAGTACCCTCATTCGTAAAGACATCAGTTTCTTCAATTAAACTTCTCTTATCAACAGCATTTAATAAATTGGTTAGCCATATAATTTCACGTTGATTATTAAAAATAGGAGTAGCGGATAATAATAATAAACGGATATTATCAGCATATTTACAACACCTCATTAACAATGATGCTGTTTTTTTTGCTTCTTTATTATCTTGCATAACCCTAATGTTATGTACTTCATCAATAATAACTAAACGGTTATTAAAAAGTGAACGAATTAAACTAATTTCTTGTTGTTTTATTTGTTTACTTGATAAGTTAGTATTAGCATCTACACGGGTTTTACGTTTAATATAATTAGCAAGTTCTCCATAACCCATAAAAACATAATACTGAGAGATAAGTGTATTTATCTGTGAAACAACTTTAGACTTAGGAATATTCTGTATTTGTGAAGGATTTATTTCTTGTAATAGGGTATTACCGATACATGTATTTAAGTTCCAAATTCCACCTTCTAATTTAAGTTTTCGTTCATCAAATAATTGTAATCGAAAATTATTTTGAACATTTGGTGATGCAATAACCATTATACGTTGTGTAATACCAATCTGTTTCATATAATCACGCATTTCTTCCGCAATACCAATAGCACTACATGTTTTACCCGTACCTAAACCATGATATAAAAGCAAACTGTTATATGGTGTTTGAAATGAAAGAAAATTTTTAACAAATAACTGATGAGGCATTAACTCAAAATCTGCATTACACATTTTTTCAGCTTGTTTTTTTATATCGTATATTTTACCGTCATATTGAGTATCATTAAATTCTTTTCTCTTTGCAATTTTAATATTAAAATTAGGGTCGTCAATTTCTGGGTATAAAAAATCATAATTATCATCAAGTGCAATACTTTCGCGTTGTGCTAATTCCTTTTTATGTAAAAAATCGTTATGCTCTTTTGAAACAATGTTTGTAGGGGCAACCCCGATTTTATCTTGTATTTTTTGTTGATTTACAGGAATATCTATTTTATTTGAAGAATCAGGTAATTCATATTGTGATTCATCAATATTATCAATATGTTCTACTGGTTTATCATCGTTACCAATTTCAAAATCTTGTAAATCATCATTAGTATCTAATTCGGGTTTAGTGGTTTCTGGAGTAAGGCTATCTACAGTAGGTATTTTTTCAACAACTGCTTCCTTTTGGCTTTGTATAGTTTCAATATTTTCTAAATAAATTATTTGAATAATAAGTTCATCGTTTAATGTACCATAATAAGTAGAATTACTAACCGCTTTTGTATGTTTTGATTTTAACTCTGTAATAATGGTTTTAAGTACATTCGCAGTAATAGGTTTGTTATTAATCCTACCATTCTTTAAAAAAATAATACGGTCTATATTTTTATTTAACAAATCAATATCATAAGTTTTATTACGATTGCCATCTATTTTTAATATCGTGGTCTTATCGTTAGATACTAAATTAATATCAGTTAACTTATAACAATTATTATTACTATCACATCTATATCCACTTGGGCAACGTTTTTTATCTTCACATGTATATTCTGGTAGGGTAATTGGTATATCAGGTTGTGATTGTGATTCATTAATAGGTTCGTTAAATGGATTCAATGCTGATATTTTATCTACTATATTATCAAGAATACGCGGTTCATCAGGTTTAATAGTTAGTTTTCGTCGTGTTTTTCTATTTGTCTTAGAAGTATTAACATCTGATTTAATTTTACGACTTGCCATGTAAAATATATGTATGTATATATTTTACACATATATTTCATTTATCTTGTTTATACACCATTTGTTATTTGATGATATATGTTGACTCACTAAATTTATCATAACGTTAGAATAGGATAAATCTATATAAACGTTTTCTTATGATTAATTAATGTATTATTAATGTGAGTAAGTAATCGCTTTTTTTCTAAATTATAAGGTCGCATAGCTGAAATACAATTATCATATGTTTTCCACTCCATTTTACTAACCTCTGAAATTTCAAAATTTTGTATATTTTCACTATGTTCATATGGAATATATGCCAAATAATATTTATGTTTATAAGACTTATAATTAGAACCTGTATATATTTCCTCATATGGATAAATATTATGTATACTAATTAAACAAGAACGATTAATACCGGTTTCTTCACAAAATTCACGAACAGCACAGTCATAATCTCTCTCTTGAAAATTTCGTCGGCCTTTTGGAAATCCCCACTCAGGGTCAGTCCATTGTGTGTATGATTTAGTTTCCTCTATTAGACTCTGCAGTGTATAATCCTGATTATTAAATGATATACCTTTTTTTAATAATTCAAACTTATCTCGTGAACAATTTTCTTCATGTTTATACTGGTTATTACAACCAGTATCTCCCCAAATATGTTTCCATAACTCAACAAAAGACATTGTCATTAAGTAGTGTTTTTCACGAATAGTCATTTGTTTTAACATATTTATAATATAATCTTTATTATTTATGGAATACTTACCACGCATAAAATCAATAAATCCAAATGTGTCTTTACGACAAATAGATAAATATTGCAATTCTTTATTTACGATACGAAATGCAACTATACCTATACTCATAATTGGTAATTTACATAAATGATAAACATGTCCATACTTTCCACAATTATTACAATAATTTTCACTCATTTTTTATTATAATTGGATAATACTAAGTAATTATAATAAGGTATCTTTATATATTATCACACCAATGTTTTTTGATCCATCTGTATGGGGACCTCATTATTGGTTTTTTTTGCATACCGTAGCAGAATCATATCCGGAATATCCAAACGAAGTGATAAAACGAAAATATTACGATTTAATCCAGAATATGCCGTTATTTATACCAATAAGCGAGATTGGTGATAAATTTAGTAGTATATTAGACAAATATCCAGTTACACCATATTTATGTTCTAAGAAATCGTTTGTAAGATGGATGCATTTTATTCATAATAAAATAAATGTATCATTAAACAAAACAGAATTATCCATGCCAGAAGCACTTGAACAATATCGTAATAAATATAAACCAAAACCAGTATATTTAGCGGAACAAATAAATTTAAGAAAACATTATTTATATGCTATTTTCATCATTATTCTATTTGTTCTAATTTATATGTATTATGAATAATCCAATACAGAGAAACTTATTCTCTTGATAATATAAATATGAGATTGGAACTATATATTATACTGATTGCTGGATTTATAATTGCAAATATTTATACCGATGGCAAATATACAAAAATGTTAACTTTTGGAAAAAAATACTATCAAATGGCAGGAGTTGCATTTGGTGCATTAATGATATACATTTTATTTAAAAAGAATCCATTACGTGCTCAACAAATGATTGGTGCATCTAATGAATATTTACGTTATTTACCGATTGACCGTAATACATCTAATATGATTTCACCTATTTTGGATTTTACAAGCAAACAAAATATGGCTCCTGTACAAAATGGGGGGCAATACAATAATCCTATTGTTTCCATGCCAGAATCATCTAACATGTATGCAGAGAACCGTATAATGAATTCAGGTAAAAAATCTACAAAACGGTCGGTTAGTGAAACAAAAAAGAAATTTGTTGCATCAAGACAAGATTGGAAATGCGGAGATTGTCAAACACAATTAACCGCGTGGTTTGAGGTAGATCATAAAGTACGATTAGAATATGGCGGTAGTAACCATGTAGATAATTTAGTTGCATTATGTCGTGAATGCCATGGAAAAAAAACAACAATGGAGAACCTATAAATATATTTGTTATTCTAAGTAACAAATATACAAAATAATATAAGACATTTAATATATATAAGTGTTATTAAAAACAATATGAATACTGTTGAAATTCTTTCCCATAAATATTCAATACTATTACTTAGTTTTATTATTATAGCGATTACCACATATGATGGTATTAATAAATTAAATAGCGAAGAACCTGACCGAGAAAACATTAAAATAAATATGGTGGTTATATTTATATCACTATTGTTTGGTGCAGGATATTATAATTATAAATCACTTTCTTCATCATCTAATTTAATATATAACCAATTATTTACATTTTTTTTATTTATAGCATTTATATTTTTGATATATTGGTTTACTACACTTGATATTAAAACATTTACTACATTTACTTACTTGTCTTCTATTGTCCTTATATTAATTACAATCGTTGCACTTTCTATTATTTTTATTATGCTTAGTAATTGGTTAAAGTCATTACATGGATGGACTGGATTTTTCGTGAATTTCTTATTTTATATCCCATGTTTATTGAACACATTTGTATATTATTTAATTAGTGAATTTAAATTAACAACAAGTCCTGTATTAATTCTATTCTTTATTGAAATACTGTTATTATTGTGTTATTTATACATTCCTGAAATTGTTAATCATATTACCAATAAAGATGGTACATTACTTCATAATACCAATACATTAGCCAATGGAGATATTGAAATTCAAGATACATTCTTTTTAAATGCACAAAACTCATTTTCACTTGACGAACATGTAATGCCCGATATGAAATTTCAAATCAATGGAAATAGAAACAAAACTACCTTTCAAAATTATGCCATTTCTATGTGGACATATGTGAACGCACATGGAAGTAATAAATTAGCATATAATACAGAATCCTTAATATTTGATTATGGTGACCGTAAACCGAAAATAACTTATTATAATGGTGATGACCAAGATACACGTGATAAATATCGTATTTACTTTACAAATAATACAACATTAAATAAAGACGGTGATGATAACAACGACTTCAAAGAATATTATGAAATGAAACTACCATTACAGCGATGGAATCATTTAGTGTTTAATTTCAGTTCAACCCATGCGGACTTATTTGTGAATGGTCATTTAGAACGTACATTTTCATTTGCTGATGGCAAAATGCCAACATTTTCTAATACAGATGTAGTTACCACGGGGAAAAATGACGGATTACATGGAGCTATAAGTAACATTCGCTATTATACAAAAACATTAAGTAAACATAAAATTACAAATATGTATAATATTTTTATGAAAAAAACACCACCAACATTTAATATGTAAGCATTTACTATATAATAAAATGAATGCAATTGCCATAATTTTAGCAATAGTTGTAATATTGTTATTTTACATATTGTATCGTTTCTTCATGTTAAAATCAACTGAATTAACCCAAACGGCCAGTTTACTGGATTCAAATCCTTCAATTCCCATAGAAAATAAACCTACCAGTACACGTTATTCATATGGTATTTGGATTTATGTTAATTCTTGGAATTCCAGTATAGAGAAAACTATTTTTGAAAGAACTAACAACATCAAATTATATTTTGCTGATACAGCACCCGTTTTAAAATGTGATATTACCATGGATGATGGTCAAACATTAGCCGCTGGTGCATCTGCACCAACTACTACTCTTGAAATCACAGATAATTTCCCTCTACAAAAATGGGTACATATTGTCACCAGCGTAGATAATCAATATTTAGATGCATATTTAGACGGTAAATTAATAAAATCCGGAAGATTATATAGTGAAGCGGTTGTTGCTGAAGGTAGTACACCGGCTTCTCCTGAAAGTACACCAAAAACTCCTGCAGATCAAGCTATGACTATTGGAGGAGGTACTAACTACGATGCATACATTGCAAAATTCAATCATTGGTCATTACCCCTTGACCCACAAACAGTTTGGTCAATATATAATGAAGGTAATGGACAAAGTGGTATGAATAATTATATTTCTTCGTATGGTATTGATTTATCAATACTCAAAGATAATGTAGAACAATCAAAATACTCAATATTATAAATTATTATCAAATCGTTTTATAGTTATATAATATATTAAACGATTATGAATACACAACCAAATATACCGACTACATCTACTAATATAGAAATGCCACAAAGTGTTCAAAATATTGGAAACAATATTAGTGAATCTGTAAATAATTTATCTGAATCTGTTAAATCAAGTCTTGATGGTTTTTCACAATCAGCAGATGCTGGCATGGAGGCGTCAAGTGGATTCCTATCATCAAATACAATTATTGCAAAATTTGTATTTCTTATTTTAATCATCATTGTTTTTATTATCTTGCTGAATTTAGGAATTTTGGCTATTCAATATTTTACAAATCCGTCTGGAAGCAGTCCATACCTAATTGATGGTACATTTAGTGGAAACCAACAAGAAACCATTAAACAAGACCCTAACGCAGCAGACTCTATTTTAATTAAACGTTCAAACAATCAATCCAGTGGTATTGAATTCTCATGGTCTACTTGGATACAAATTGACGAATTAAATGTCGGGGACAAACATCAACATATTTTCCATAAAGGTGTTAATGAATTTGACTCGACTGGTCTTGCAAAAATTAACAATGCTCCTGGATTATATATTAAAAATCTACCAAATGGTACCTCTACAAACACCGCTACATTGAAATTAGTTATGTCAACAACAAGTACTAATACTGATTTTATTGAGATTGATGATATTCCATTGAAACATTGGGTTAATATTATTGTTCGTATGAAGAATACAACATTAGATGTTTATGTTAATGGAACTGTTGCAGGCCGATTAAATCTACGAGAAGTCCCATTACAAAATTACTATGATGTACATATTGGTCAAAATAATGGATTTAATGGTAAAATATCAAATTTAAGATATTACGATTATGCATTAAATATTTTTGAAATAAATAAAGTCGTTGCTGCTGGTCCAAATCCTAATGCTGCAAAACAATCACAAAAATTACAAGATAGTTACTTTTATTTATCACCTTCTTGGTTTACTGCAAAATTATAAAATTTCTTTATATATGTTAAATGGCTGACCAAAGTATGATTGATGCACTATGTTCCCAACGAAAACAATATCAATTATTTAATAAACCACCAATACGATATAATCCACCAAACCCATATCCTGAATTTACACAAGAACAATTAAATATGCGACGAAAAGTTGAAATTCTAAAATACAAAAAAAACTCTACACAAGCTCCTCAATTAACCAAGTCACAAAAATTAAGTCAAATGCTTAAACGTACTTCCAATTTAACACGGGTTGTTTGTCCAAGTGATAAATATATACCAGTATTATCTACAGCTTCGGATATTCCAGGACCACCTGTATATTTAGTTGAAGATGATAACGTTCCATTGTATAAATATTCACAAAACACAGATGTATATGGTGAACAAATTGAGGTTGATGACGACGATTGGACTCTCAATGTAATTTCAAACCAAATAGTATCATCTACACAAGAGTATACTACATTTTGTAATTTAATTATTCGCCCAATTATAAAACAACCATATACAATTTTTACATTACAAACACCTGTTTTATTTCGCTTACAAGGTATTGGACTTCCTTCTTCTACAAATGGTTCTATTATTGTTCCTACAATAACACCAACAAATGGAACTATTGATAATAATAGTTTTTTAACTACATATAATGGTAATCCTGTCGCTAATAATAGTAGTAGCAAAACTACCTTTTTACAAAATAATTCTATCACAACTACATTAAATGCTCCAAGCACTGACCCTTATAATTATTTTTGTGAAGCATATATTGGATTAGTTGAATTTAGTAATATTTCATTGAATACATCACCTGGATTTGTATATGATTTTAAATTTTATTATATTGTTGATTATAAAGATGAGAATGATGATTCTATTACTGACGTTGATATATTAAATAATATACAATTTGAATTATATATAAATCTTAATGACTCATATGCTATACAACCTCAACAGAATTGTAATATAACTACTGATTTGACCAATCTACCTGAAAAAAAAGTATTGTTCTCTGGTAGTGGTTAAATCAAACTTGTATTTTTAATCATCTTTATATTCAATATATTCATCATATTTATCTCTACATAATGGACAATTATCACATTTCATTACACATACTTCACATATGTAATGAAAACAATTAGGTATAATTAATTTATCAGGAGTAATCTCTTCATAACATACTGGACAGTTTTCCAGTTTTCCTGATTCTATGTACATTGCACGAAACTTTTTTTGCATTCGTTTATAATTATGTTCTGCACGCTGGTAATTTTTGTCTAATAAATTCTCTAATGTATTAGCACGATTTGTTTTTCGTCTTAATTTTGTTTCTAAAAATTTAATTTCACGGTCTTTTTCTTCTAATAGTGTTAAGGGACGCGGGAAAGGTGTATGTGATTTATGATATACGACTTTCAATCGTAAGATTTCATCACAAATTGGTATATTTCTTATTCTTGGTAAATTTATTATTGACATATAAGATACTGGGATCATACCATCAAATAATTTGTATTTATCAAAATAATCATGAAAAGAATCAATAAAATCACTTAATACGGGTGTTTCTTGAGTACAATATATAGGTTCACTATCAATCCATGTTTCTTCGCCATCCTCACTGCTTACTGTTCTATCAAAATACGCACTAATAATTGAACTAGGTATAGTTAACTCATATTCTTGTATACATTTATTTTTGTTTGAAGTAACTGAAATCAATTCATATGTTGAAATATTATACTTTGTTTCTTCATTTGGAATCGAAGTTACTGTTACATCAGATAAGAACATTTCTATTGCATTACGGAACAAATCATCTCGTGTTAGTTTAGGCATTGTCTATTAATTTAATATTGTAAACTATATTTAATTTTATTCAATTTTTTGTTTTTCTATATAACTATAGTATATAATGCCTCGTTGTCCACCTGGAACTCGCAGATGTCCTCCAAATGTTGGAAAATGCCATAAAACTGGTAAAACTGGTAAAACTGCTAAGAAACAACCAAAATTAAAGAAATCGGTTGAAAAAACACCTGAAGTTGACCCCACTAAGGTGAAACGTAGTTGGATGGAACACTTAAAATGGTGTTCTAATCATTTTAATATTAAGTATGGTAAAGCTATGACTGATGAGAGATGTCGCCAGATTTGGAAAGACACTCGTTAAGATGATTTTCTAAAAACTTTATTTCATACGTATTACTCATTTCAAAATTATTTGGATATGACTTGACATCAAACTCATATTCTTGTGTCTTACATAATATACAATACATCATAAACTCGCACATTTCTATATATTTACTTACTGAATCATAATAAATAATACAATCTTTTATATTTGAATTATAAAAATATTGATCTAATAATAATTCCGGGTTGGATAAATGTATTTCAGGTTCATATATATTTTTTTCATCGAGATATTTTGTAAATATTACATACATTGATTTTATTTTTATAACAATTTTTTTATATTTTTCTATTATCTCATCTGTTGGTGTATAAGTACCTTCTAATTTTATTGTTTTTCCACAATGGTTTAATATCCATTTTAAATCTGCTAATATTATTCGGGTTATTAATGTATTATCAATACCGACAGTAAAATTATGTAACATATTTTTTTCATTATTATATTTTTGTTCTTCTTTTTTACACTCTACTAATTTTTCATATATTTCATCATTTGACCAGTTATATATTTCTGTATACTTTGTTAATATATCCTGTATTAAATTACATTGTAACTTTTTTACATTTAATGTTTGATTCGTTTCTTCTATTATAAATTTTCTTTCATCTACGGTTAATAATTCATTAGAGTAACTACCACCACGAACATTATCTATTCCATAACATTTCATATATTTTTTTACAAAATAATTTATTTCATCATCTTGACATATTGATATTGTTTCTATTATACGATTTGGCTTATATTTTGATAAATATTCATTTATCAATTCACATTCTGTTAACACAATGTGCATATCTACTTTATCATGAGTTGATACATGCAAAAATAACTTGTCCTTCTCTAATAAAATTATATGTAAAAACATTTGAATAAATAATATAATATTGAAATATCTATATTATTTTAGTTCTTCATACATTATGCATGTGTATGTGTAGTAATATTACGAGTAGGGTTTAAACACATATGTTGTGTGGGAAATGTTTGACCAGACATGCACTTACTTTCATCATCTACTTCAATACAACCACGTTTACCTTGATATTCACCAACTAAACACCAATTTGTTTTATTTGAGGTAATTGGGTTTTGAATAGGACTATTATTATCATCATCTTTGGGTGGGTTATTTACAATGGTTGATGAATTAATAGACTTATCTAATTGTTGAACGGCATTAGAATTTACATTCTTACGACTTGCATCCTTAAGTAAATCTGCTGCTGATTGTATTGTATCGCCTGCAATATCTATACCGGCTTTTGCTACATCGGTTGCTACATCTGTTGATTTATCTATTACTGTACCTGCTGTATATCCAAATACAGATAACACTTGTGTAAATAATGGACCAAATACATTACTTATCGTTTGAATAATATTATCAAGTGAAGATAGTAAATTTATACCTAAAAATGATAATATCAACAATCCTGTTAATAAAAAAATTACTAAATTTTTTCCACTAAACATGTTGGATTCTGATGATGTCACTGGTACAATAGGTGATTGGGTGACACTTGCCGTTATAGGAGTTCTTGTTGTTTCAAATGATTGGTTCATATTATATACTATGAATAGCTTTTTATTCAAAGTTTAATAACTAATTAATTGTAAATGATTTAGACGTTCGTTTAGTAATAATTTATAATTTATAGTTTTATTATAATGAGTTTAATTGGAATGTTTGAAACGTTTTTATTTGTGAGTTTAGCAATTACATTTATCTTGGTAGTATTTTTAGTATATCATTTTAAAAGTCGCATTGCAACGATTGAACATAAATGTGACACGATGTTTGAAATTATTAATAATATTGTTGCAGAAATGAATCATCCACAATCAGAAATTATACATAATAGTCAACCTAATATGCAGGTGAATCAGTTTACTCCTACATTTGATAATAAAATAGATATTGTCCTCAGTGAAGATGAAGATGATAGCGAAAATGAGGATGATTGTGATAGCGAAGATGAAACACTAAGTGGCGATGAAGAGGATAGTGAAGATGAAGAGGATAGTGAAGATGAAGAGGATAGTGAAGATGAAGAGGATAGTGAAGATGAAGAGGATAGTGAAAATAATGTAGAAGAAAGTATTAATACTGATAAACGTGTTATTAATATGGATAATCTACAAGATATGGATACAATTGATACCAACTTTGATAATGATAATAATACTCACATTGAAGGTGTAGATGAAATTAATGATGCAAACGTTGAGCCATTAAATACCTATCATTTAGATATGCATGTAGAAAAAATAGAAGAACCTGTAAATAATTTAGATGATAATTCAACTGTAAGTACAAATACTGAAACAAAGCATAGTATGTCTGTATTTAAAAAAATGACCTTACCATTGTTAAAAACATATGTTATTGAAAAAGGATTAATATCCGACCCGAGCAAAATGAAAAAACAAGACCTTATTAATTTAATTGAAACAAATGATATTTAGTAATTTGACACACACCAGATAAATAAAACCATTGTATAATATATAATTCTATTGTATATTATAATGAAATTAAATAGTTCATTTGCACCCGAATCTATACATTCTGCATATCCTATAATAAAAGAAACTGTTCCAAAGTCTGAACGTGGTTATAATACAAATAATAAATATTCCAGTTTTCCTCCATTGATGAGTGATGGGCGATCAATCACTGCTACATGGCAACATGATGCTGTTGCTAATCATAAATTAGTGCAAGAGAATAATATAAAGTCAAATTGGAACTATCGTAAATTTCTAACAGATAATGCAGTTAATGTAATGGAACAAAGCTTTAGAGAAAGTTCAAATGATGTAGGATATAATTCACGATATGCTACTGCACCAAATATTCAATCAAATTTTGTCTCTAATATGGGATCTCCTACATTATATTCGTCCGTTGAACATAACCCAAAAACTCTTGGACACGCAACAAGTGATTTAAAAACCAGCTATTTAACCAGAGAAAATTTACAAGCACGTAAAATTTCCCCTGTAATTACACAAGATGAACTTATTAAATCGTTTAGTGCACCAAAACCAGAAATATAAGTATTTAATTGTTATGAAATATAGAAAGATTCACTGTATATTTCATAAATGAAAGTAATTAGTTTTGATATTGGAATCAAAAATATGGCTTACTGTGTATTATCTTCAACAGATAATCATGATAAACCAATTATAATACATGATTGGAATGTACTAAGTATGGTAGAAACTGAAAATTCAATTACTTATCCATGCAATTGTAGTATACCAGGAAAAAATAAAAAAACACCATCCAAACTATGTGGTAAAAAATCAAAATACCAAAAAGATGAACAATACTTTTGTGAAAGACATGCAAAAAAAAACACCCAATGGATTATTCCAACAAAACAACATAGTCTTAGTTATATAAAAAAGCAAAAAGTACAAGACATTATTACTCTATGTAATACACATATGTTACTTATTAAACATGATGTCAAAACATTAAAAAAGGATAAATTAGTTGAAATATTAATAGAGTTTTATCAACAACGATGTTATGAACCAATAATTGCATCAAAAAAAATAAATGCGAATGATGTTGACTTAATCTGTATTGGCAAATCTATTAAACGCCTATTTAATCAATTACCAGATATTGAAACAATTACACATGTACTTATTGAAAATCAAATTTCACCTATTGCAAACCGAATGAAAACAATACAAGGGATGTTAGCTCAATATTTTATCATGAAAAGTGATAATATACATATTGAATTTGTATCTTCATCTCACAAATTACGACAATTTAAAGATATTAGCGATATTGTACCCACCCCTACACAACATACTATAACAGATATAGATAAAACTGTGAAAAACCCTAATTATAAAAGTCATAAGAATGACGGCATTTTATATACAAATCAAATACTTTGTAAAAATGATGACTTCAGTAAATGGAGTTCTGCTATGAATACACCAAAAAAAGATGATTTAGCGGATGCATTTTTACAAGGATTATGGTATTTTAAAAACCAAAATATAATATTATATGCGGATGATTTAAATATAAAACTTGTATAAATATCATAACAATGGAAACGATTGACATTAGTTTAGATAACTTAGAGCCAATTTCACTCAATAAAGATAGTAATATGACAACTCCTTCTGTTAATTTTGGTTCAGGTATTGAATTACTCATGAATGATAAAAAAAGGAGTACTTCTGGTGATAATATTCAACTTGATTTAGGTGATTTAGATACATTAGAAAAGGAAATGAATGATTTAACTGGAAATTCTGCAGAAAAACCAGCTGCATCTACTGATAGTAACACAAAAACTCTTGGTGGTATGGCAGCGAATCTATTTGGTTTAGGCGGATTTACCAATACTGCAGATACTACTACGATTCAACCTGATGAATTACCTAATGATAATGCCAATTTGGGACATGCTACCCGCGAAAGTGCTGGTAAAACACATACATGGGATGGTTTTTCAAAAATGAATGATGTTCCTTCATCGGGTCCAGCATCTTCGTATTCATCTAATTTAAACGACCGTGAAAAAAGACGAAAAAAACGCATGATGTTGAAAAAAATGGATGAATGGTATGAGAAAGGACAACTAAAACAAGGCACACAGCTTAATATTGATTCGCCATATGATGAAATTGAAGATGAATATGAGTCAGTTATGGATGATAAACGTAAAAAAGATGCAATTAAGTTACAAGGATGGTGGATGATGACCTTTATTAATTCTTTAGAATATGGCAATGCAGTATTTAACCCATTTGATTTAAATTTAGATGGATGGGGAGAACAAGTTAGTGAAGATATAGATAGTTATGAAGAGATTTTTGCGGAACTGCACGACAAATATAAAGGAGGAAAAATGGCACCAGAATTATCATTATTGCTACGTGTTGGATTTAGTGCAGCTGTATTAAATTTTTCTAATAAAGCATTATCTACCGCAACACCCGGATTTAATGATGTTATTAAACAAAGTCCTGAGCTAATGAAAATGTTTACAAATGCTACAGTTAGTAGTATGAGCCAACAATCACCCAGTTTTGAATTTGCACAAAATTTAATGCAAGACCATAATAACCGTCCAACTGGACCACCACCGCCAGCACCTGTAAAAACACAAAATCAACCACCGCCACAACGTCCTGGTATGAATTTTACAGAAGCACAAAGTAATCGTCCTGATATAGATGCAAGTAGAGGAACTATGTTTCGTGAACAGGGAATAAATGTAAATAATAATTATCAAGGGATAAATGAACCATCCAAACCTATGGAAACCCCAAAACAACGTCCCGAAATGAAAGGCCCTCAAATGGGAGGTGATATAGATAATATTTTGTCAGGATTAAAAACCAGAACTATTAATATTCAAGAACAAAGACCTCCACCAACAGCCACACAATCTAATGCAGATGATTCATCTATGATATCAATTAGTTCATTAAATGACATGCAAAATTCTAATATACCAAAACGCACAAACAGAAGAAAAAATAAATCTGATAAAAATATTATTTCACTTGATATTTAAATTATTTAATAATTTTTTCATAAAAAAATATACAAATCATGTGTATATTTTTTGATTTTCTGGATTTTCTGGATTTTCTGGATTTTCTGGATTTTCTGGATTTTCTGGATTTTCTGGATTTTCTGGATTTTCTGGATTTTCTGGATT